AAACTAGCAGGTATTAACTAATTATAGGAGGTAATATATTATGGCTGGAATCGTAGAAAGGTTGACCGAAGGAATTGTCAACCGTGATATGCGTAGCGAAGGCAACGCATTACTTAAAAAGTGGGAACGCACTGGTCTCTTAGAAGGTCTAGGGGATGATCGCGGTCGCCACGCAATGGCTCGTTTGCTTGAAAATCAGGCGAAAGAGCTTCTCCGTGAGTCAAGCACTATGTCAGGAGGTGATGTCGAGGGTTTTGCAGCCGTCGCTTTCCCAATTGTCCGTCGAGTGTTTGCTGGTTTGATCGCCAACGATCTCGTTAGCGTTCAACCAATGAGTCTCCCAAGTGGGCTCATCTTCTTCCTAGACTTCACTACGTCTACTAATGGTGCTGGTCTTCCCCGTTTGGGTTATGGTTCAGCAGAAGCATCCCTATACGGTGGTGGCGTGGTCGGCGCACAGTTGACCGGTGGTGTTGACCTCTCGGGAGATAACGCGGAAGCTGGGCCCTATGCGCTCAACAACGGTTACTCTTCCCCAACGGGTTCAGCAACCGGACTGGCCATGGAAGGCCTAATTGTTGTTGCATCTGGCGCAGTTGGTACTCTTGCGGGAACATATCCACAGCTTACAGCGGCCGATCAGGCAACGCTTGATGGCTTGTGTAAGTATGATCCGGATCTTTCCGGTAGCCTAGTGGCAGTCGTAGAAGTTACGGGAGCCACTGGTCTTAGCCAGTTTAACATTCAGGATCTCGTTGCGGTCCAGAAGCTCGCGGCTAGCGCTACTAACGTCAATAATAACTTAAAGGTCATTCGTCGTTTGAGTTCTGTGTCGAGTGGTTCTACCACGCAGGATCCGAGCAATGCAGCTTATAAGATGACTCTTGTGCTTGCGCAGGCATCTGGTGCTGTTGGCTTCGATAATGGTACCCCCGGCCAAACAGTCATGAGTACGGTTACGGCTTCGGCTACTAACCTAGATCTTACGTTCCCAATTGATGACAACTTCACCACGAGCACTGCTCTTGGTTCAGTTATCGGTACGACGGTATGGGGATTGGAAAACAACCCACGTATTCCCGAGATCGACATCAAGGTGGACAGTGTTGCTGTGACGGCAATCAGTAAGAAGCTCAAGGCCAAGTGGACCCCAGAGCTAGGTCAAGACCTCAACGCATACCACAACTTGGATGCAGAGGTGGAGCTTACCTCGATTCTCTCTGAGCAAATTGCTCTCGAAATCGACCGTGAGATCCTTGAAGACCTTATCATGGGCGCAGCGGCTGGTACTTATTACTGGTCACGCTCACCTGGCCTCTTCGTGAACCGCACGACTGGTGCTGAAATTGGTGCATCTTCGGCTGCTCCCGATTTCACCGGTACCGTGAGTGAGTGGTACGAGACTCTGGCCGAGACCATCAATGATGTGTCCGCTCAGATCCATCGTAAGACTCTACGAGGTGGAGCTAACTTTGTCGTCTGCGGACCCGAAGTTGCTAATATCCTTGAATTCACGGCTGGCTTCCGCGCAAGCGTTACCGCTGATGATGATAAGGGTTCCATCGGTTCTGTTAAGGTTGGTAGCCTTTCCAAGAAGTTCGACGTGATTGTAGATCCCTACTTCCCACGTACGGTCATCCTGGTTGGTCGCCGCGGCGGCAGTTTCTTAGAGAGTGGATATGTATACGCACCTTATGTGCCACTACAGACCACACCAACGATCTTCGGTCCCGAAGACTTCGTGCCCCGTAAGGGCGTGATGACTCGGTACGCCAAGAAGATGGTTCGTCCCGATATGTACGGTCTAGTTATCGTCCAAGGTCTCTTAGGTCAGGCCGGTTCTACTACCTAAAAATAGCGTAGTAAAATAAATGCAAAGCCCCCGTCTTTTGACGGGGGCTTTCGCTTGTTAAAACTACTTATAGGTACGAGTCGAAAGGCTCGTCCCATGTTTTTTTGACATGATTATAAAAGGAGGGTTATAAAAATGGGAACAAAAAGAGTAGGCTTGGCACGAACCCAAGCACTGATCCAAGGATTAAAGAGAGAGTTGAGTTTGGGGGGCACCACGTTTCTCAATGCCAAGGACGGCAAGATGACGCAAGGCGCCGGAACGGTTATAGCAAACGACACCGCCGCAGTTTCATTGACCGCGAGTGATTCGGGGAAAGCGATTATAAGCAATTTGGCGTCCGCCGCGAAAGTTGTTTCAATCGCTACCGGTCAAGTAGTGGGCTGGACGGTAAGAATCGTTCAAGCCACCGCCCTCGCTGGCAGCGGTCAGTACACAATCAATCTGGTTTCAGGAACAGATACCTTCTGTGTGGGCACTTATGCTAATGTATATGGATACGCCGCAGGCGGCAAGCACGCTACGGCATCTAATGACCAACTTGTGATCGCTGGCGCAGCCACCAATAGTGGTCACGGTAGAGGTAGCACGATAGATATCACATGTGTTGCTGCCAACAAATACTTAATTGAAGTTAATGGCTCAATGCTTGGTAGCGGAAACGATGCCTATACTTTCAATACACAATAAAATACATTTTCACATTTTTCCCCCCTTCCCTTTTGGGTTGGGGGGGTTTTTATTTAAATGTACTATATAGTATATAGGAGAAATGTGATGAACCCACGTAAACGATTATGGATGAAAAATAAGGCTCGTGCCCAACACGCAGTGACAGAGGTTGATACCGCTGTGGCGCCAGTGGTTACTGAAACGCCGGTGACGGTAGCTCCAACGGCTATTCCAATAGCCGAAGCAAAGACAAAAACCGTTAAGAAAGCGCGGAAGCCCCGAAAGACCAGGAAGACGACCAAGAGACCCGCTAAGACTGTGACCACTCCTACTTGAGCGACCTTTTTAAGATCCTAAAAGAACCCCCAGTCTCTCTGGGGGTTTTGTTTTATAGAGCACTATTTACACAAGGAGGGAGCCTAAATGCCAACTAATTTAAATCCACGATCTCAAACGAGTGCGGTTATCTTAACTTCTACGGGATCGGCTAGTCAAGTCGCATCGGCATTGCCCTTCGGCATATATACGGGTTCCGCCGATTTTTTGTCAGGCGCAGCGGTCCAGGTAAACTACACATATAAGAAACTTGGTGGCGATGTGGTTGATATTGAACTCACGCCGGCTAATGTATATGCCGCTTATGAAGAGGCGGTTTTAGAATATTCTTATATCGTCAATCTTCATCAATCTAAAAACGCTCTTTCCAATATGTTGGGAGAGCAAACAGGCACCTTTAACCATTTGGGGGTTCTACAAGGTACTAGCCCCACGAGCGCAAGTCTAAAATATCCTCGTTTTACAACGGGACACGCTAAGCGCATAGGTGATGGATCAGCAGCCGTCGCAGGCTTTGGAGGGACTGTTCAGGAATATTCAGCTTCGTTTAAACCCGCCCAAGATCAACAAGATTATGATCTCCAAACGATTATTGCAGATGCTTCTTCTACGGGAGTTGATGATGGCGGTACAGCGGTTCTCTTCTCCGGTAAGGTAGGGGATAAAAGAGTCATTATAACCAAGGTCTTTTATCAATCTCCCCGTGCTATGTGGCGATTCTACGGCTACTATGGAGGCGTTGGAGTGGTAGGCAACTACTCGACATATGGACAGTTTGCCGACGATTCTACGTTTGAAATTATTCCTACATGGCAAAATAAATTGCAAGCTGTAATGTATGAAGACTCAATTTATACGCGAACCTCTCATTATTCATATGAGATTATTAATAACAACTTACGCCTTTATCCCAATCCAAGTTATTGGGACTTTGGCGATTTAAATAGAATTTGGGTAAGGTTTTATGTTGATAATAATTCGTGGGATGAAGATCCAAATTATCGAAGTGGTGTAAATGGCATTAATAACATGAACACGCTTCCGTTTGATAATCTCCCTTATGAAAACATTAATGCAATCGGGAAACAATGGATTCGTAAATATGCATTAGCAGTGTGTAAAGAAATGTTGGGTCAAATTCGAGGTAAATTTACTACATTACCGATTCCCGGCGAAAGCGTGACGTTAAATCATTCAGAGCTATTAGCACAAGCCAAAGAAGAGCAATCGACTTTGCGAGATAAATTAAGAGAACTTTTGAAGGAAATGGAGTACTCCATACTTACAAAGACAGATCAAGAAATGACAGAGGCCGCAGCAAATGTTCTGCGTGCATCCCCCTTACCAATTTTTGTAGGATAACTAATGAATGGCTGATGAATGGAAGCGCAATACATCCCCCCCTCCTCCACTTTTTCTCGGCAAAAAGGAACGCGACCTTGTTAAACAGGTTAACGATGAGCTTATCGAAAAAGTCATCGGACAACAAATCCTTTACTATCCTATTGATTTGGAAACAACGGATTTTCATGAATTATATGGCGAGGCAATAGAGAAAACTTATCTTCCTCCAATTCGTGTTTATGCCTTGGTGGAATTTACTGATTATTCTACCCAATATATGGAAAGTATGGGAGTGGATAAATCTTGGGAGATCAATATCCATTTTCACAAGCGGCGCTTAGAAGAAGATCAGGATCTATATGTAAGAGAAGGCGATTTTGTATTATATGGCGATTATTATTACGAAATTGTTAAGCTCACCGAACCTAAACTATTGTTCGGCCAAGCGACTAGAGAATTTGAAATCGCCGCTAGATGCGTGAGAGCAAGGAAGGGACTATTCGATGCTACCTGATAATTTTGATTTTGCAATGCTGCCGCCCCCTGGCAATTATAATTTATATGAGATAGGTATGCTAGCGTCTACCATAGAAAACATTGATTTTGCTATTACTTCATGGCTGAAAGAAGATTTAAATTTAAGCGCCACTCGTAACGATGGTTTTACATCTGTACCTGTCTTGTGGCAGGCACCCGAAAGAGCATACCAAATTAAGCATAACAAGGCATTAAGAGATGACGCCGGCGCTTTAAAATTGCCTCTTATTTCCATTGAAAGAACAGGCATAACAAAAGACCCCAATAGAAAAGGAGCTTTTCAAGCCAATTACTATTCGAAAAATCGAAACGGGCGCTCTGGTCGCTTAGTCATCGCGCGCCGAATAGTGGAGGACAAGACAAGAAACTATGCCGTCGTAGGAAATACTCGTCAGGCCAATTACACATCAGGAGATTATCAACGGTATTTTCCGCGTGTTAACAAGAGGATTGTCATTCAATCTCTTTCCATCCCTATTCCTGTTTATATAAATATAGATTATAAAATTGTTGTCAAGACTGAATATCAGCAACAAATGAATGAACTGGTAGCCCCCTTTATGGCGCGAACGGGACAAATTAATGCCTTCACAATGAAACGCCATGGCCATCTCTATGAAGGTTTTATTGATCAGGGGTTTACCCACAACAATAACGTAGCAAATCTCAGTGAAGAATTAAGACTATATTCTTCCGAAATTACTATTCGTGTTTTGGGATATCTTATTGGAGAAGGCGAAAATGATGATCGCCCACTCGTAAGAATTGATGAAAATGTGGTAGAATATCTCTTTCCGTCTGAAAGCTCAGTTCCTGAAGATGACGAGAATCTTTTTCTTCCATAAGCGAATCCTTTTGAGATTGAAAATACTATTTAATTAATGATTGTACCTACTTTTAATATAAGGAAACCCACCCATGTCAGTAAGAAGTTTTAAATTTGTATCTCCTGGAGTCTTTATAAATGAAATTGATAATTCTTTTATCCCTGCCTCTGCCCCTCTAATTGGGCCCGTAGTAATCGGTAGAGCCTCCCGCGGCCTGGGAATGCAGCCGGTAACTGTTGAATCCTATTCCGATTTTGTTCGAATGTTTGGTGATACAGTTCCTGGCAATGGAACCGGCGATGTATATCGCGACGGAAATTATCAGTCTCCGATGTATGGGACATACGCAGCCAAGGCATTTTTGAATGCCAAAGTTGCTCCGCTTACTTATGTGAGGCTGCTGGGACAACAAGACGCGAATAACGATGCGACTACGGATGCCCAAGCTGGATGGAAAACTGATAATGATGTAGTTGAAGCTGGTGGCCTCCTAGGCAATGGTGGCGCTTACGGATTATGGGTATTTGTTTCCCAATCTTCTAATAGCACAGTAAACGTAGGCACCCAAGCCCAAAATATTGGTACAGGTAGCTTAGCGGCCATTTGGTATTTAAATAGTGGCCGGATT